CGTAATAGTATCATATTCAGTATTACTACTATCAGTACTTTGTACAGTGTATCTGTATCCATTGATTTCTAAAGTTTTTGCAGATAAATCCAACAACGTACCAACACCTGGTATTGGATCAGTTATCTTTGCAATTTTAATTGTTGATCTACCAGTTAGAGATTCTTCTATTACTGTTGCAATACTATCTAATACAACATCTACATCAGCTTCTTGACGCAATGCTTCGAGAGTAAATCTGTAGTCCTTGCTAACTGCTGGCTGGTACGGTACTATCCCTGCAATTTCTCCAGTTAGTCCATCAAGTTCTATGCCCGGAGGTAGCTCACTAGCAGTTCCGTCATCGTTGTATGGTAATACTCTATAACTAATTGTACCTAGCAAACTGTTAGGATCTAGTACATCTAAATACAGAGTTACATAATTATTTGCTCTTCTAACACCCAAGTCTCCAGGAGTGAGCCAAACAGGGTTACGCAAATATGTTACATCAGCTGTAAACAGTCCAGTTCCTGATTTCATAATAGTGTTATCTGCACGTAGGAAATCATCACCTACAAGATATATACTAAATTCTCTTTTTGTTTCGCCGACATTATCTGCAACTGTAACTATAAAATTGTAAAATCTATTTAATTTTTTTGGTCTACGAGTTGGTGTACTAAATCCGTAAAATGTAGTATCGTAATAATAACTATCAAATCCGTCATCGTCTTGAACAGCAAAGTCTAATGGTCCACTATCAAACGGACTACTTGCATAACCAGGCAGTTGATTTTTATCAAGTGCAAGTAAAGGTTCGACTATGCCCGATATTGTTCCATCTTCGCTCAAAGTTAGTCCCGGAGGAAGTTCTCCGTCGTCTTGAGCAATGTAAAATCTTAGATTATCTCCTGCTGCTAGATCAGTATCTATTGCTTGTAACTGGAAATTTACTACTGTACTATCTAACACAAAGTATGCAGTAGTTTCTCTTTCTGGAGGTATTTCGCCATAGTTAACATTTATTACTTCCCAGAAGTTTTCACTTGCATTCCAAACTTTAACAACATATGCTAATTTATCAGTATAGGTTTCTATCCATATAGTTCCGTTTCCCGGAGTAGGAGGAGGTGTAGTTCCTACGAAATATGTTTTTGGTACCCATTGACTGATACTGCTATCATATTGTCTAAGTTTTAGATCAAGCCCATTGGTTATGTTATTATTTGTACAAAACCAAAAATCAACAATATTTGGCAATGGCACAGATGCACTGCTTGAAATTTCAACTCCTACACCGATTGCACTTTGAAGTTGCTTCTTGGTCATTCTTCTCCAACGACTTGCATACTTTGTATAGAACTGATTTTCACTATAAACAAATGCAAAATCGCCATCAAGTCCGGCTGTAGATAGTGGAACAGTTTCGTATACTGTAACATCAGCGGCATTAAATGTACTAACTCCATTTGATGTAAACATTCCCCAGACAGTATTTCTAGTATCAATCCAATACTGTCCAGTAGGCTCTGCTCCTATGTTTAAAATACCTTCTGGTGTTAACCAAGTAGGAGCATCTTCGCCTGCAACTGAAATTATAAATGTTCTATCATTTATGCCTTCGTCGTTTGTAGCTCTTAGTGTAAATTTAAATTCTGTTGTTCTAGAAACTTCAAACGGAACACCTCTAATTATATAATTTTCTATTCTTAACCCAGGAGGCAAACTTCCAGAAATAACAGTAATTGTTATTCCGTCAGTGCTTGATAACGGTAACGGTAGTTCTATATTACGTCTTTCGTCGATATCAGCTAGTTTGTATCCTGTAGCTTCCGTCCATTGAGGTAATGCCATTATACTTCCTTAAAATACGCCAAGATCAACTTCTTCAGTAGATGGACTTGAAACAGTTCCAAAATCGATGTCTGTGCTGTTAATCACCCAATCAATAATGCTTGTTCTAGTTATACCAATGCTACCAAAGTTGAATCCAAACAACTCGGCAAGCTCATCCATTGATATTGAATTAATTCGATTAATGTTAACAATACTATTATTATCGGCATCAAGGTCTGCACTTAATGCAGGAGCAGTTTCTCTAACAATTTGACTATCTACAGAAACAGTTCTTGTATTATTATCAACTGTAATTCTAGCAGCTTCGGTGCCTGTAAATGTTACGACTTGTTCTACACTTGAACTTAATGTATTAGTTCCGTCTGTGAATCGAATTGTAGCTTGAGCACTTCTTAGATATAAACTATTACCATCATCGCTGACACGTATTGCCATTGTACCTGGATACAGTGGATCTGGTTGTAGATCTCTAAAGTATAATATGGATCCGTTTTGTTCTTTAAACGTTCCGAATCCTGCCCCCACCGCTGCGTTTTGTGCAGTTGTGCTTTCTGTGCGTAAATCCAAATCATCAAAATTTTGATTAATTTTGATCATTGCTTCGCGCAAATCGTCGCCTGTGCCGTCGTTGGCGAGTAGTCCTACATTGATAATTTGAAGTGCCATGCTAGTCTCCGTTTTTAGTATTTATGACTAGATGGGTTTATATTATGGACCTATATTAAGCCAAGCAGCCCCGTCCCAAACTTTTAAATTTGGTACATCATCGTCCCATATCATTTCACCAATTCTTGGACTTGCAGGTCTAGCACCGCCTGTCCATACCGATAACTGGACACCTCTAGTTGTAATTGCACCACCTAAGCCGATCCATCCCGGAGTGCCTACTCCGTCTATGTCGTCAACGTATGCTTGTACGCCGCCACCAGTGTGTGCAATATCGCCTATCGCTGCTGGTGTTGGAAGTGTTCCACTATATCCTAAACCAAAGTGGTTGTTTTGTATCTGCACTTTACTACCGTTGAGTGTAATTGTATTACCTGCATTGATAATTGTACCAGTTTGTAATTCGTTTGATGCCACAACATTATTACCAGTAACAGTACCGTTGGTTGCTGTTATATTGCCGTTTGTTGTAGTAAAGTTTCCGTTTGTGCTTGACAATGACAAACTTGCTGTGATATTATCTGCTGTTATATCTTTAAACGTACTAGCAGTTCCTGTATCAGTAGCATTAACTACACCAAGACTAATAGTGTCTGCTAACACAATTGGATTGCCGCCGGTGCCATCTCCAGTGATGTTTCCGCTTACTGCAACAGTTGTTAACAATCCAGTGTCGCTAAATCCAATAGTAACTTGACCAAGTGCTACACTGGTAGTAATACGTCCTTCGCTTAGAATATCTCCAGTCTGTAAATATCCTACTGCACTAACCGCAGCTAGTGTTGTGTATCCGCTGTCGTTAGTTAGCTGGCTTACGGCTGTTGGAATAGCACCTGGAGTAAATTCAAATACACCAGTTCCGTTATTATATACAAGGCTACCCGATCCGCTTGCAGGATTTTGTATAACACTAAGATCGGCTAGGCTAATACCACCAGCTGCGGCTTGTGCTTGCCAGCTTGCACCGTCATAGGTTAAAACTTGTCCTACTGTTGCGCCGCTTACAAACACATCGCCGATGTCGTCTAGGTTATCTGGTGCAAAGGTAGTTGGTTTGTTCTTAATAAATGCTAAACTGCTAGTATTGCTTTCTGTCCAATCACTTTGTACTGGCAATAATAATGGAGCACCGGCTAGTGTAATGGTTGCAGCACTAACATCGCCAGTAACAGCAACATCACCTGATGCTGTTACATTTCCTGTTAGTGTACTAGTTCCGGTGACACTTAATGTTCCACCTATTGTTGCATTTGTTGTAACAGCTAACGTAGCACTGCTTGACAAACTACCTCCGTTTAGCGAACCCGAAACACTTAAACTGCTAAGATTAACAATTCCAGCATTGTCTAAATTTAGGTTATCGCCTGTAGGAAGCTCTTTTAATTTGTTGCCGTCATCAACATCTACTATCAGTGGAAATCTGTTTGCCATTCTTTTGTCCTTGCGTTTATAATATTTATCGTATCTTTACAATGCTGCTATTCTGCTCTGGAAGTCTGCAAAACTAGTACTTGCCGCTACTTCGGATTGAAGCGTTGCTAAACTTATGTATCCTGGAATAACACCATTTACAGCATCTACCAACAGTGTGCTATCTTCAGCAAACACATTTCCTTTGATATCGGTTACAACATTGCCATCTTCTAATGCTGCAATATCTGCATATACTTCAGTAAAATTTTCGTTAATTTTAATCATTGCATCGCGGAGGGCATCTCCCCCTCCGCTGTTTGCACTCGATCCTACATTAATTGTCTGCTTTGCCATTACACTCTTCCTACTACTACTTCGACAATACCTCTATCCATATCGTCTTTTGTTCCTACTGCTTTACCAATAACAGTACCTACTTTTGGATCATTGTCTACAATAGCAAATCCTGGAACAGCACTGGTTACAAGTAGATCGCCTTTGGCAACTTTTCCTATAACTTTACACGGTACTCTACCTTGCAATGCTAAACCTACAACGTGTTCGCCTTGTAATGCACTGTTCATCAAGTGTGCTGGATTGGTTGTAACTACACCTGCTGCTCGTCTGTCGCCTTTTGCACTACATAAAGTAACTTCTTCATTGCCACCAAATACAAGTACTGTACCTGGTTCGTATGCTGCATCGCCTAAATAGTTTTCAGCAAGGTCAGCATATAGTGCTGCTGTTGCTTCACCATTGAATGTAGTAGCCCAAACAGTGTTGTATCTTCTAGTGCTACTACCAATGCTTACACCGTTGTCGGTGCCACTGTTTAACGGACCAGTAATATTTCCAGTGTGTGTAATTGTACTTACATTGCTAATACTACCAGTAGCACTCCAGTTTGCTGTACCGCTTACTGAACCACTTGTAAACGCAATACCGGTCATGCCTGCTAGGCTTGTACTTGATCCTCCAAGTGAAATACTTGTGCTACCAATTGTTATGCTACTATTTGCAAGTTCGGTATTACTAATTCCGCCTGCTTTAATACCAACCCATCCATCTGTGATTTCAAAGTTTGCACTATCAAAACTTGCTAAACCTCTATCTGCTTGAGTAATACCAGTAGCGTTTGCTCTAGTAGTTGCAGCGTTCATTGCTAGTTTACTTTGAGCAATAGCAGCACTTGCATTAACATCGTTATTAACAATAACACCTGAGCTAATTGCTGCTGTTAAGCTATTAGCGCCTGTGTATGTAAACGAAATATCTCCGCCTACAACCATGTTTTCACTGTTTGAACCAGTACCAGTAAAGCCTAGTACGTTTGCACCAATGCCAACACTTGGTGTAATTGTAACATCGCCAATATCGTTGAGTTCGTCTGTTTTGCTATCTACATATGTTTTGTTTGCTGCATCACTACCTGTAGTTGGCAATGCAACGTTTTGGATTTTGAATCCTCCAAGATTCATATCGTCTGCCATTGGAGTTGCTGTATAGCCAGGTCCACCTAAGCTCATTACACCCGGGCCAATAGATGTTGCAGTTAAATTACCATCTCTGTCAAATCCTAAACGCTGATTGATATAGCCTTCAACTGCTGTTTGTGTTGGTACTGCATCACCTTTAGCATCTGAGAATGTATCATCGTTGCTAAACTCGTTAACACGTACACCACGTTTGAAACCAATACCGTCAATGTTTGTTAGAACAAGTGCAGCGTTAAACGTAACACTACCAGTACCTTGGTCAACTGTAAAGAATCTACCTACACGGAAGAAACCATCTTGGTCTGTTAGTACAGAGAACACACGACCTTTTCTACGTTCCTGTGCTTGTGCAGCACTCTTTGTACCGTTTTCGTCAAATGCATCGTTTGTGCTTGTTGCTACTGTACCGTATGGCTTACCAAATATACGTTCTGGATAGTTAGCAGTATTGTAACCGCCAACACCGATATCTAGCATATCATGTCCTGTTGCACGACATGTACTGATGTTAACTGTAATTTGTGCAGCTTCTGTTGCAGTTAGTCCGCCTTTTAATGTAATGCCTCTGGTGTTCTGTACAC